TGGCAAGAGTATTACCGGAAGTATCTTTAAGTGTCCCCTCAAGAACCATATTTTTTAATGTTTTATTTTGAAGAGTAGCTACATCGTCTGCTGCAGGAACCCAGTAACCAGATGCATTAACTCCATCATGTACACGAAGACTCCAAGGGAGTCCTGTCGCATTTGTCTGTACAGTTACTTCTGCCGCTTCACCTTCAAATGAAGCATGTTCATCAGCAGTACCCCTCCTAAACTTAATAGCTACACCCATTATCTCCTCACAACTAATCTGTTAAAATTAACCCCACCTGTTATACTGGCTGGATTTAAAGGCTCAACCCTATCTGCATCTTTAATCATTCCCATCTTCTTACTCCTAAAGTACTCACTTTTTTCTACATTACGTAAATCATGTTCCTTAAGATATGCCCTTTCCAAAGTGCCAAATGTTAAAGTGTCTACCCATACTGAATCAATAGCACAAGTAGTCTGGTAATTAGAATCAGCTAAAGAAAAAACATTAGTACTGTCAAGTGATACTGTCTGATTTGTTTCATCAAATATAAGCCCTTGACCAGCATCATCTCTAAGAGTAGTTCCTGTAATCCAGCCATTAAGAGGAGTTGTTATATTTCTAGTTACTAAATTATCTGCATCAGTAGCATCAACATAATTAAAAGGAACCTCATCACTCATTCTTATTGGTCTTAATGTACCAGAAATTAACAAGGTTAAATCCTCTGTTGGGATAGGCCATACCCTTATTATTTCTGATGATCTCTGATCCAACACTAAATATTGCACATCACCTGAAGTTACCCTCCAGTCTTCAACAGATGACCATAAAGGATTACCGAATATTTGAGTAAGAGAAGACTCTCCATCTTTAATTACAAGTGGCAAACTACCATCAGAATGCATTCTTTTTATCTCTGATTTAGTAACCACAGGCAACTCCCGCCCTGCTATAGACCCACCACTAACATCCATTAATCCAGTTGGAAGAGGAATTAGATATGTAGTGGAACTAATAGCAACACTTGATTCTGCTACAGGCAATCTAATAGCCCTTATAAGATCAAGAAGAGAGTCATGAATATAATTATTTAACTCAGTCTTCGTCCATCTTATAAAACCAGTATCCTGCAGAACGTTTACTACTCGTGATCTAATATCGAGTAACTCAATCATGCAACTTCTACCTCTTGCATATCAGCCTGTATTTGTTCTTGATTAAGAGTGGATGACTTAGGAAATTTAAGAACCTGAACATTGTATCTGTTTGCATCATATCCTGTAAGAGCAGATCCCTCACTAGCTTGGATATAACGTCTCTCGACACAATTCATTAATATATCAAAATGCCCAGGTGGTATTGCACGCCTGGAATTTCTTGGAAACCTTAATACCCAATCATTATGTGTTACTGTTACTGGCCCCATTTGTGATGGATCGTCACCGAACCCAATGACTACACAACCCCAGCCTTCAGGTACTTCTAAATCTTTTCCAACTTCTTGAGAAAGATCCTGACCAAATTGATGATGTACCGATACTGTCTTTTGACGACCTGAATCATACATTGGATTATTAAGTGTTGACCCATATTCGCCTATCGGTATCATTCCGCCTGCTACTGCCATATTAACCTGTGTTTGATAAAGAAAAGAATTCTTCCAGACTTAGGAGGATCTTCCCCACGTAGTCTGAAACTTAGACGAATTATATGATTTGATTCGTCTGGTGGAAGAAAAATAGATTCTGGCTTTTGCTGGAAGGAATAAGGAGCATCCGGCAGCTTCGTCCAGTTTAAATATAAATCATCTTCTTTAGCTCGGTTAACCCTACCAACACATATCTTTACATCTATGCCTGAGAATGGTTCTGTCATAACAACAGAGATTCTCTCTGGTAGTGCCTTTGGATAAAGACGATGATCAAAATGAGCATTCGTTATAACAAGTTCTTCATTAGTGAGACTATCAGATGTAATCTCCATAACAGAACTTTCAAACAATTGCTCTGAAACAGGGGCAGGTGGTTCCCACCCCTGAAACTCTTTAGGCATTCATACTCTTAGCTTAAGAGAGAACATCCACACTCGATCCGATAGATCCAGTCTTCATTCAGGATTTGGCAAGCATACCAGCTTTTCCAACCCACTGAACCAGACTGACCCAAAGGATCAGTTACTGCAGGCTGTGGCATCACAACCTTAGGTATAACTGCATCATAACCCGAAAGTGTTACACACCCAAGAGCTTCTGCAGAAAATATAAGCACAGGATAAACCTGGAACTTTGTACCAGCAGGTTGAAGTACCATAGTAGTATTACCACTATGAGCTGATCCAAACTCTGTTGTTACCCCAGCTTCAGCATAGTCACCAGTATCAGCAACAGTTCCAGTAGTCGTACCAAATGATTGTCCGGTATGACCAGGGACATATCCTGATGCCTGTGTAAGTGCTACGTTCAAGTTTTTATAAGCAGTTCCAGCCGGATCTTTTCCGAATGGTGCTGCTTGAGTTGTAAGAACGAAACGAATAACACCTACTGCTCCAATTTCTCCAGGTAGCATTTGCTGACCATTGTTACTGTACTTCTGGTAAGGAATAAATCCGGGAAGCCCTTCAATATCCTTACGAAGATCAGTGTGACCTACAGCAACATATGCTTCAGGTACTGGTTCAGTGTTATACTTAGGAGATGGAGTCATCTGCTTAGCAATCTTACGTGCCTCCTGATATTCCAGTGTACGTACTGCAGTATCAAGAAGGTTTGTATTTGCTGTTTGAGCAGAAGCATTCACGCCAATAGTGTTGCCAAGTGTTTTTGCAACAGTTGCTCTAGTAGTTCCACCAGCATAAGCTGCTTGAGTACCAGAACGTGCGTGTAAGTAGGTGAGAAAATCCATTAGTTCTGCAGCCTGAATTGATTGTCGTTCAGTAATCTGCTGAATGATTGGATCTTGTGCTGCTGCTACGAGAACATCAGTTGTGGCAACGTATGAACCAAATTGATTCAACTTTACCTTAATGATGGTCTGTAACAAACTATCGGCAGGAGGCTTTACGCCCTCAGCCAATGGAACGAGAGGCAGCCCAAATTTTTCAAAACGCTTCCAACGGACTTCTAACCCACCTTGACGTTCTTTAGTCTCTTTCTGTGCAAAACGAGCAAACACCATGTTTCTCTTTGCAATAGATAGAAACTTCTTCTGTATTTTAATGGCCTCTGTTTCATCCAGAGAACCATATTTCATGGTTCCTGCAACAGTTACCTGCCCAGTACCACCACGATTATGTGCAACTGCAGGAGTATTACTCCCACTAACCCAATTATTAGCCATTTTTCTTGCTCAATTAAAGTTTAAAATTAAAGGAAAGAGAACAAGATAATTAAGGCTTAATCACCTAACGCATCAAATAATGCTTCACCAGTTAAGCCCTGAGTCGGATCGGATGTTGATGAGTGAGACTGAGATCCTCCCATTAGTTGTGAAGCCTGATGCCTTCTAAGGTCTTGTTGTTCTTGACCTTGATACATCTGCCCACCACCTCCGTTCAGTTCCATGTACATCCTAATAACCTGTACCTTTGCCTCATTATCACCCTGAGTCATAGCTGTCCTATACATCGAATCCTTATTAACCCATTCTATAAAAGACGGGTCATCTTCAATGCTAGGCCAAACACCATGCCCAAGCTGTCCATCAAAGAATGTTTGCCTGGACATTGAATCAAGCTTCTGATTCAAGTCACTAATAGGGGCATCATATTTTTCTTCAACAAACCGACTTACCTTGTCATCAAATGATTCTTGTTCTTGGGATTTGAATGCTGCCATCTGCTTCCTTACTAAACGATCTGCAATTCTTTCTGAAGTTCTCATTACCTCAGGGAAATCTTCGATCACTCGTAAATCATCTTCCGACAATTCATCCTCATCCTTATTTATATTAGCTTGGGTATTTAGTTCGTTTTCACGTTCTATCACCGCAAGTCTAGCTCTCAGCTCTTGATTCTCTCCCTCTTTCTTCTGCTGTGCACTATATGCACGATCAGCATGAGGTCGAATATCTTCATAGCTTTTAGTAGCTGCAGCTAATTGTTTTCTTAATTCAGCTACTTCATCTGCCCCTGTATCTGTTGGCTCTTGCTCAGGCATTTCTCCAAGAGGAGGTGCTTCTAGCATAGGTCACTCATCATTATGGGTTAGCGTCTCACGAATCAAACGATCAAGGTCAAGTACATTCTTGATTTCTCTGATCTCTCCAATGAGCATATTAAAGGAGGCTACATCCTTTTCGTCATAGAGGGGCTTCTCTGAGAGTCTTTCCTCTTTCCGTTTAAGTCGAGCCAGTAAAATGTTAGAGAGCTGCTCCCACC